AATGAGTGGTTGGAGTTGTCGATTGACCAGATGTATCAGGCGTTTCATCGCTCGAACTTCCAGCAGGAGGTTCACGAACTCTACTTTGACTTGGTGGTTTTCGGCACTGGCGGCATGTATGTCGAGTCCGCGCCTGACGGCATTCGGTTTGGCACGCGCCACATTGCTGAGATTTGCATCTCTGAGGATGCGAATGGTCGTGTTGACACGGTGTATCGCAAGTTCAAGCTCACTGCGCGTGCGATGGAGCAGCAGTTTGGTATTGAGAATCTGCCGACGCAGGTTGTGAGGGACTTGGAGAAAGAGCCGTATAAGGAGCATGAGATTGTGCATGCTGTTTATCCGCGCGGTGGGAAGTCCAACCGCACCTCGCGCGGCAAGCCGTTTGCGTCGATCTACTACCATTACAACACGAAGCACTTGCTGTCTGAGAAGGGCTACGACGAGTTCCCGTTTATGGTGCCTCGTTTTGTGAAGGACAGCGTGTCGGTGTATGGGCGTTCGCCTGCGATGACTGCGTTGCCAGATGTAAAGATGGTTAACAAAATGTCGGAGACGACGATCCGCGCGGCTCAGAAGCAGGTTGATCCGCCGCTTATGGCACCTGATGACGGCTTTATGTTGCCCATCCGCACCACTCCGGGTTCGTTGAACTTCTATCGTGCTGGCACGCGGGATCGCTTGGAGCCGTTGCAGATCGGCGCGAACAACCCTCTCGGCTTGAACATGGAAGAGCAGCGTCGGAATGCGATCCGGCAGGCGTTCTATGTCGATCAGTTGCTGCTGTCGCAGGGTCAGAACATGACGGCGACAGAGGTGTTGCAACGGAATGAAGAGAAGATGCGGCTACTTGGGCCTGTGCTGGGCAGGTTGCAATCCGAGTTCTTGCAACCGCTTATCTCTCGTTCCTTTGCACTGCTGCTCCGGAACGGGTTCCTCCCACCCGCTCCGGAGCAGCTACAAGGCCAAGACATTGAAATTGAATACGTTTCTCCGCTTGCTAAGGCGCAGAAGCTGACTGACTTGCAGTCCATGCTGCGCGGCTTTGAGGTGATGATGCAGGTGGCCGAGATTGCGCCTGTGATGGATTACTTGGATACGGATCGTTTGGTGAAGTATCTGGTCGAGGTCACGGGCATTCCTGCGCGGGTATTCGCTCGGACGATGAAGTCGCTCAGATGCGTCGTCAGCAGCAGCAGGCGGCTCAAGCGCAGCAGGCGCAGGAGCAAGAGATGATGCTGTCAGAGCAAGCTAAGAATGTAGCACCGCTGGTCAAAGCTGTCGGCGGCATTGGCGGTGGCGAATGAAGCAGATCGAAGAATTGAAGCTGGCCTATCGGCGTGCCTTTGGCACCGAGGATGGTGAGCGTGTGCTGCGTGACTTGAAGGCTCGGTTTTCCTTTGAGGCCAGCACGTTTGTTCCCGGCGATCCCCATCAATCCGCTTTCCGCGAGGGCCAGCGAGATGCTGTGCTTTTGATCGTCAGGATGCTCTCAGAGGAAAGCGCACCGAAGTAAGGACTTGTTATGAGCGAAGAGACAACCCAAGATGTTGGGCCTCAAGAAGTCGCTGAAGTTGCAGCCTCTGAGGTTTCCACATCGCAGGCTGCACCTGCAAATTTTCTGGACATATTTCCTGAAGATATGCGCCAAGACCCGAGCTTGCAGAAGTTCACAAACCCTGTGGACTTGGCAAAGAGCTACATTAACGCGCAGCGCATGATTGGTGCGGACAAGGTTCCGTTGCCCGGTAAGTCTGCGACTGACGATGAGTGGCGGGCGATTTATCAAAAGCTGGGTGCGCCTGCTGATCCGAAGAACTACGAGATTGGCGGCACTGAGGTATTGGGCGATGCGGAGCTTGAGGGCTTTCGCAACGCTGCTTTTGAGGCTGGCTTGAACAACAAGCAGGCCGATACTGTTGCGAAGTTTATGGACCAGACGCTCACGCAGGCGCGTGCGCAGTTTGAGCAGCAGGCTGATGAGGCCCGTTATACGGGTGAGCAGGAGCTTCGCAAGGAGTGGGGGCAGGCGTTCGACCAGAAGGTTGAGTTGGCCTACAAGGCTGCTGTCGATACGCTCGGCACGGCTGACTTGCTTGACGAAATCAAGCTGGCTGATGGCCGTATGCTTGGCGACCATCCTGCGGTCGTGAAGATGTTCGCTCGGATTGCCGAGCAGCTTGGAGAGGACAACTTGATTGGCGACACATCTGAGATGGTGATGACGCCAAACGAGGCATCTTCGCGTATTAGTGAGATGACTAGACGCGATAGCCCATATTGGGATAAGATGCATCCTGAACACGACAAGTATGTTCAAGAGGTCTTGCGGCTTCGAGAGTATGCTTGATGTGGCGGATAACCCTTTGGCCCGCACATCATGCCTGTAAGTCAGGCGGAGTGATTGCCCTAAGCAGTAAGCACGGCCCCGCATGGGACAACCGAGCGTAGCAACCCTGAAACCTTTGTTGGAGTGAAAGACAAATGTCTACTCAAGTCACTACGGCATTCGTCAATCAGTTCTCTTCGAACATTCAGATGCTCTCGCAGCAGATGGGTTCGCTGCTGCGCAATGCGGTGGATGTTGAGACTGTGAACGGCGAAAAAGCCTTCTTCGATCAAGTGGGTTCGGCTGCTGCCGTTCTCCGCACAACCCGTCACGCGGACACTCCGCTCATTGACACGCCGCACAGCCGCCGCATGGTTACGCTGTCGGACTACGAGTATGCCGACCTGATCGACGATCAGGACAAGGTGCGCCTGCTCGTTGACCCGACTTCGACCTATGCCCGTGCTGCTGCTGCTGCAATGGGTCGGGCGATGGACGACGTCATCATCTCGGCTGCTCTTGGTTCGTCCAAGACGGGCAAGGATGGCGGCACCACGACTGCTTTCGATACGTCGAACAACCAGATCGCCGCTGGCGCTTCTGGCCTGACGTTGGCAAAGCTGATCGAGGCAAAGGAAATCTTGGACAGCGGCGACGTTGATCCTTCGATCCCGCGCTACATCGCAGTGTCCCCCAAGCAGATTTCTGATCTGCTGAACAGCACCACTGTAACTTCTTCGGACTTCAACACCGTGAAGGCTCTGGCAATGGGTGAGATCAACAGCTTCGTTGGTTTCAACTTCATCGTCACGAACCGCCTCGGCGTTGACGGCTCGTCCAACCGCCGTGTCTTCGCTTGGGCGATGGACGGTATCAAGGCTGCAATCGGCAAAGAGCCGACCGCACGCATTGATGAGCGCGCCGACAAGTCTTACGCGACCCAAATCTACTATTGCATGACCCTCGGGGCCACCCGCATGGAAGAGAAAAAGGTCGTCGAAGTTCTCTGTGCAGAATAAGGAGACTGACTTATGGCTACCGTTTATTCCGCACAGCGCACCAATGCTCTGGCAATTCCTTCGGTCAACAACAAGCCGAATGAATTTGCTGGCCGCATTCGTGTTGCCCACGGCACCTACGAAGCTGCTTCGCTTGCGGCTGACAGCGTGATCGAAATGTTCGTGCTTCCTGACGGCGCGCGCCTTCTTGAAGGTTCGCTTGCTCACGATGCACTGGGCGCTTCGACCACTTTGTCGGTTGGCTACGCTGCACACACCAACGCTGCGGGCACCGCAGTTTCGGCTGCTGCTGCTGCCTACAAGGCCGCTGCTGCTTCGACCTCGGCTCAGAAAGTGGACATTCTTGCCACTCTGGCGCTGGGTTCCGGCACTGAGGTTGACGCCAACGAAGATGGCATGCCCGTAACCGTCACGCTTGCTGGCGCTACTGGCACTGGCACCGTCGAACTGACGATCTTCTACGTCGTTGACTGATAAAAAGTGGGGGCGGTGAAAGCCGCCCCCATTCACCATAGGAGGTCGGAATGACAAGCACGGTTGATATTGCAAACTATGCGCTGAATATCATCGGTGCGTCGAACATCTCGGCCCTTGACGAAAACAGCAAGGTTGGGCGGCTGATTAACCAGCGTTACGAAAGCGTTCGTGATGCTGTGTTTCGCTCACATCCATGGAATTGCTTGATCCGCCGCGCGGAGTTGGGACAGGAGACTGACGCTCCTGTCTTTGGCTATTCAAAGCAGTATGCACTGCCGACCAATCCGTTCTGCCTGCGTGTCTTGGAGTTTTCGAACGGCTCCTTGTCCTACCCGCAGGACAACATGACGAGCAACACGGGTGGTCCTGTGTTTGTCATTGAGGGTCGTAAGCTGCTTACGGACGAGGACACGGCTCGGATCAAATATATCGCGCGGGTCACTGATCCGCAGCAGTATGACGCTCTGCTGATTGACGCGCTGTCGGCGCGGCTGGCATCTGAGATTGCTTATGCGGCCACGGGATCGACCAGCGTGTCTCAGCTTGCAGATGCTTTGTATCGTGACAAGCTGCGCGAAGCTCGGTTTGTTGACGCGACCGAAGGTGCGCCGCAGAAACTTGAAGCCAGCGACTTTATTGAATCGAGGTTCTAATGCCCAGAGCCGCGCCAGCTTTAAGCTCATTCACAGCAGGTGAAATTTCTCCGCGCCTTGAGGGGCGCATTGGTATTGAGAAATACCGCGAAGGTTTGGCCGAGATGGTCAACATGGTGGTCATGCCGCATGGTGGTGTGACGCGCCGTCCGGGCACTGAGTTCTTGGGCGAGGTCAAGGATAGCTCGGTCAAGAACCGCCTGATCCCGTTTCAGTTTAAGACCAGCGACACCTACATCTTGGAGTTTGGCGACCAGACCATGCGGGTCTACCGCAATGGTTTGCAGATTCTGAACGGCACGGCCAAGACCATTACTGGCATCACGCAAGCTGATCCCGGCGTTGTGACCTCTGCATCGCATGGGTTCTCGAACGGCGATGAGGTGTATGTCAGTGGCGTAGTCGGCATGACCGAGTTGAACGGTCGCAACTACTTGGTTGCGAATGCCACAACCAACACGTTCACGCTGCAAGATTTGTTCGGCAACGACATTGATACGACCGGGTTCACGGCTACGCCTCTGCTGGCGAGGCTGAGGAAATCTACGAGATTGCTACGCCATATGCTGAGGCCGATCTGTTTGCGCTGAACTATGTGCAGTCTGCTGACACGATGTATATCGTGCATCCGAGCTACGACATTCGGGTTCTGACGCGCGCAGCCAACAACAACTGGTCGTTTGCGACGGCTTCTATCACAGGTTCGCCAAGCCCCGCGCTGTCAGGTGCCAACAATCGGCCCAGCGTTGTGACCTTCTTCGAACAGCGGCTGGTGTTTGCAAATACAAACAACAACCCGCAGACGCTCTGGTTCTCCAAGAACGGCGACTACCTGAACTTCACAGTCGGCACCGCTGATGACGACGCGTTGATCTACACGATTGCGTCGAATGATGTGAACGCGATCAGGTATATGTCTTCGACGCGCGTGCTGACTGTCGGCACCAGCGGCGGCGAGTATGTTGTGACCGCGACGAGCGACGGCCCTGTGACGCCGACCACGACGTTGATCCGCAAGTATTCGAACTACGGCACTGCGCCGACGCAGCCTGTGCAGGTGGCAGATGTGACGCTGTTCTTGCAGCGCGGCGCGCGCAAGGTT